ATGAATAAGCAAAAGTACAATTTCCATCCAACTGGTATGGCAATTAAAGAAACCACACAAAATAAAAATATAATTTTAGATGGTTTCTCTGGCTCTGGCACAACCATAATCGCAGCAGAGCAATTGAACCGCAAATGCTACGCAATGGAGATAGAGCCTAAGTATTGTGATGTGGCTGTGCAGAGGTGGGAGAACTTAACGGGCAAGAAGGCGAAGCTGGATAAGAAGTGTAAGGCAAGTTAATGTGGCTAAGAAAAAGACAACTAAAGACGGTGTCAAACACCGTGATTCCGCTGCTGCTGCACGGCAGAAGGCAGGACTTAAGCCGCCTTGGAAGCCAGGCGAGTCAGGCAACCCAAATGGGCCGCCGAGGGCAAAGATACAATTATTCCGGTATATATGCCTATACCTGGAGATGACACCGGCTCAGTTAAAGCGGATAGATCAAAACAAACTAACTATGAGCCAATTAGCAGCGATAAAAACCGTTATGAAAATGGCGAATCAAGGTGAATGGCAACGAGTTAAGGAAATGATAGACCGAGAGACACGCGACAAAACAGGCGCAGACGAATTGGTTAAGTTGATAATTGAGTATGTCGATCAAGGTAAGCAAAAAACAATATAAGTTTTTGCAGGCTAACACAGACCGCAGGTTTATCTATCTGCTTGGCGGGGCTGGTAGTGCAAAGAGTTGGACTGTAGCACAATTCCTGTTAATCGAAAAGTTATACAAAGAGGCCGGTATCGGGATACTTGCACTGCGTAAGACAAGACCTTCTGTCCGGTCTAGTTGCCTGATGTTGATTAAGTATTGGCTGGGCCAGATGGGGGTGCCTTACGACGAGAATAAGACTGAGTTGATTATTACAGCACCGAACGGCAGTTTTATCAAATTCGATTCCGTTGATGATGTCGAAAAAAAGAAGTCAATGGAGGGGATAAACTACGTGTGGATTGAGGAGGCAACAGAGCTAACCGAGAGAGAGGCAATGCAATTAAACTTACGTTGTCGGGCGGCTAACCCGCACGGCGTCAACCAGTTGTACTTTACCAACAATCCAATTGACCCTATAGGTAATGCTTGGCTAAAGACCAGGACAGATAACGCAGCGGTACACGAGGACGCTGAGGGCAAGAAGGACTCTGCTTGCCTAACTGTAACCCACCTTGACAATCCATTTTTGCCACAGGCCGAACGGAACCAGATTGAAGAGCTTGCCGACCTGGACCGAGAATATGATTTGATCTACCGGCAGGGCAAGTGGGCCACGCCTACGCATATTATTTATACGAATTGGAATATTGTCGAGTCCTTTCCTGAAGGCTGCGAGAACGTTGGGTACGGGCTGGACTTCGGCTTTGTTAATCCAACTGCGCTGGTTAAGATCGGAATACGGGATTCGCTTGATGTGTATATTCAGGAAGTGATATACGAAAGCAACCTTACAAACACCGAACTCATCAGTCAGCTTAAATCGTTAGGCATATACAACTCTACTATAGTTGCCGACTGTGCAGAGCCGGATCGCATTGTCGAAATCGAGCAGGCGGGGTTCGAGATTATGCCATGCGCAAAAGGTCCCGGCTCGGTCGTGTATGGGATAGACTGTTGCAAACGTAAGAGGCTGCATATTGTTCGCGGCAGCGATAATGTGCAGACGGAAATAAAGGGTTATAAACACAAAACCGACCGCATGGGTAATGTTTTGGAGGAGCCGCTTGGGTACAAAGACCATGCAATGGACGCTATGCGTTATTACCTGAGCATGATAGACGGACTGATTGAGGAAGCTGAAATAATCGAAATAGGGGTGCTGGTGTGATGGAAACAGAACTCAAAGAATGTTTAACAGAATTGAATTTTAAGGACAAGTACGGCCTGTCAAAGAAAACCAACATTGCTATTGTCGGCATAGCTGCCATCCAGTTTGCCAAAGACAGCATGTCTGCGACAGTGGCAATTAGCGTTATCGTTATGATCTGTGTGTTTTTGCAGTACAGCTTGGATAAGAAAGCGAACAAATGAAAATACTTGAAACCATAGCACCTGCATTTTCGGCGCGTCGGGCGGCGGCACGTTTTGAGGCGGCACGTTATCAGGCAGCGATTTCAATGTTGGAAAGTATCCCGGCCTTTGCGCAGGATACGGATGAGGGCACTTGGGATATTGTCGGCAGCGCAGGGAAGACACCGGCGGATTATACTGAGTACGATTATAGGTCTATGCGTGTCAGTGCTCGTAAGATGTATTATACAGACCCGGGCGCACGTGGGATAATTGAATCGGCTATTAACTATGTGATCGGAAAAGATTGCACTATAACGGCGAAGGATGAGGCTCAGGAAGTGCAGGAATACTGGGATGGGTGGGTCGGATTTAATAAATGGGATTTACGGACAAAAGAGTTTTTCCGCCGGCTGCTACGTGATGGCGAGGTATTTTTAAGGAAGTTTTTGCCTGTCGGGAACGGGCTGTATGAATCGGTTAGGTTTGTCGACCCTGCCGAGATAGAGAACCCAAACGGCATAAACGGCTGGGGTATCCATAGGTTTGGTATCGAGTGTGATCCCGATGACATTGAGACGCCGGTATTTTACTATCGCAAATATACAAAGAACAATACGGACCAGTGGGAGCAGATACCGGCAAACGAAATAGTCCACGTTAAGATTATGGTTGACAGTGATGTCAAACGCGGCATGTCCTTTCTGATCGGCATAAGCGAATATCTTACTAAATACAAATCATGGCTTAACGACCGGATAATGCTCAATAAAATTCGGCACTTATTTAACCTGGTAGCCAAGCCGCAAGGGGCAGCAAGCGCATCCGCATTAAAGAACCAGTTTACGGACGTTACCGGTAAAACGCCGGTTGGCGGTACGGCGAAAAAGAAAATGCCGAAATCCGGCAGCGTGCTCATTGCCAAGGGTGTGGATTGGGAATATCAATCATTAAATATCAATGCGACCGACACAAAGGACGACGGGCGGGCGATAGAGTTGATGGTAAGCAAGGGCACGTGTTTTCCTGAATATATAACACGCGGCGATGCCAGTAATGCAAATTATGCCTCAACTTCTGTGTCTGAATCGCCATTCATCAAGGCTATGGAGGCATGGCAGGATATTATCGAGAAGCCATTTCAGCAAATATACAAGGAAACAATTGAGTTTGCGATAGGCAAAGGAATATTGCCTGACAAGTCAACGAAGACGCGCACGTCAATTATCGATGGTAAGGAGGTTGTTGAAAGTGAGGTAGTGCCAACAGACACCGGCTGCACGATCAACTTTCCGACTCTGGTGCACCGTGATGTAGAAAAAGAGACGAAGGCCCTTGTATTGCAGAAGAACGAACGGGTAATCAGCAAAGACACTATGGCGGCGCGGCTTGGCTATGACTATCCAGAGGAGAAGGCTAAGATTGATAAGGAAGACAGAGAAACAGACGAACGCATAAAAACTAATTATGGCTTTGGAGATAAAAACAATGGGCAAGAAAACGGGCAAGAAGAAAACCCAGACGATGAATGAGACATCATTTAACGAGCATAAGGCTGATGTGCCGGATACAGAGGTGGCAAAAACGGTAGAGAAGCCAGCCTACCCCGGCTATGAGTATGTTGGCACTAAAGACGGCGTTGTTTACCTGCAAAATAAAAACGGGGTCTATTGCATGAAAGGTGACAGGCTTATTCGTATGGGTCGTAGCTTCTCAAAGGAATTACTGGAAAGTTTGAGACTCGCAAAGGAACAAAAAGAATGAGTGAATATTGTTCATGTTGTAAAGATGAAGTAGAGTGGTTTGTTGTTCATGTTGACAAAACTGGCGAATTTAGACGTTCGGCAGAAAGTGATGTATGGGATCTACCTGCTATGGTTTATCCTCACCTTCCTATTGAGGTTAAAAAAGATTTTCATTGGCAAGAACGTTATGATGATAATTTTAATCGTTTAGCTGACTTGGTAGTGTTAGCAAGAAACCTATATCCTGTGCCAGAAGTAGATGAGGCTAGGCTTCAAATGCCAAATCCTTTAGATTCTTTTAGCGTAAAAAAATTAAATGCAATTACACAACAACACAAAGAAACGGGAGTAACACCTACTTACAAACATCGTTTGCCATTTTAGCATAAACAAAATGAGACAGTCAGAGATAAAAAGAATCTCAGAGCGTAACCGCAAGCAGTTGGTCAGGTATCAGGCAGAGCGACGTAGAGATATGTATGTTTTGCTGGATAACACGGCTTCGGTTATTGAGCGGGTAATAATGCAGGTATCGGATGAAGGTAAAGTTGATCCTGCCAGCGTAGGGTTTATCCATACCGGCATAACCGCTGCCATGGTCGGGTTGCGTCCGCGAATGAGAAGCCTTATCGTATCCAGCATGAAACATTCAGCCGATCTTGGTATTATGCAGGGTATATATTCATCGGTCAATCATAAGGGCCACCAGGTAGGTACAAGCTATTTTGATGTTCAGGGCCGGATACGACGTTCTGACCCTGCAAGGGAAAAGTTCATTGATAGTAAGTGGGCTAAATTGCAGAGCAAGATTGTCGGCGAGCAGTTGGTATTCCATAAGACGGGCACTACTTTAACCGAATCAATATACGATACTGCCCGGCAGGCGGAGCGAAATTTGAAGGCTCAGATAGGATCGGCGGCGGTAATGGATGCGCCGGTTAAGGAAGTTACAAGCATTGTCAGTAACGCCTTAACCAGACCGGCCAAGGAGGTTAGGCAGGCGATAGAGCGAGGGAGTAAAGTTATATCACAGGCGGCGGCAGATGCCCCGGTCACACCCGGCTATTCTGCAAGCGCCTTTACAAATTTCAGCGCCCTCTTGACTATCAAGACTCAATCAGCATACAACGGTGGCGTCAAGGGCTACGCGGGGTCGAAGCCAATGGTTAAGGGTTATATTAGTCGGGTCCATACCGGCAACCCTGAACCATACGATGCGTCAATTAACGGCTTGTATTTTCCGAAAGGGCAAGAGCCTGATCCGCCGTACCATTTCGGCTGTCAATGTACTTTGGAGTTAGTGTATGATGAACCTGCCCAAAGTCAATGGGGCGACGAGGAGCAGCGGCGGGGATACGATTATTGGATGAGTAAGAATGTAGCATAAGCCAAAAAGATAATAGGCACTTTGGGGTTGATCTCCTAAAGGTGCTATAGTCACGGGCCTACTATAGGGGCTGTGTGATGTTTAACGACATCGTGCAGCCCCTTTTCTTTTTGGCACTAAATGAGAACAAAACATTATGCCTATACCAAAACCGAGACCAAAGGAAACAAAAAACGAATTTATAAGCCGCTGTATCGAGTTTGAAGCCGGATTGAACCCTATGCGTTCGGCTGATCAGGTAGCGGCAATATGTTTCTCAGCATGGAAGGAATCGAAACCTATGGATAAGGGAAATCTATTATACGAAGCCGATTTTACTGAGGCAAAATTTGAGCGGGATAGTTTTACGATCAAAAACGTTGCTCTGCTCGGTCCCGAAAGCTCTAACAAACGGCGATATACTGAGAAGTGTCTGCGTGAAGCAATCCCTCTGTTCGAAAATGTAAAGGCGTTTGTTGACCATCCATCTACTGAAGAGCAAAAGACCGGTCGGCGAAGCGTAAGGAACTTAGCGGGTAAATATACAAATGCACGTCTGGAAGATGGTCGGGTTAAGGCGGACGCAAAGTTACTGCCAAACGAAAACGGGAAGCTCTACATGGACATCGCTGAAAATCTACCGGACATAGCGGGCAATAGTCAGAACGCCCGCGGGTTATGGCACAAGAAGGACGGCATCCAAATTGTAGAGCAGATAACGTTTATAGATAGCGTGGATTTAGTGGCATCACCGGCAACTACGCACGGGATATTTGAAAGTCAAGGTAACAACACAGGAGACAGCGACATGGATTGGAACGAAGTAACAGCACCGTTATTGCTGGCACACAGACCCGATATACACGAAGCGATTTTTAACGAAGGCCAGAAGTCGCGGGAGGATGAGGTCAGCAAGCTAACAGAGGCTAATAAGTCTATCAAGTTGAAGCTTGATGAGTTTGAAGTCAAAGAGGCTGCCGTCAAGAAGGCGGCCAAAGTTGATGAACTCATCGAAGCGGGGAAGCTGCCTACAGAAGCAGTGACAGACACTTTCAGAGAATCACTTATGGCGGCCAAAGACGAGGAAGCAGTCCAGAAACTTATCGCCGACCGCAAAGAACTGTGCGAAAGCGCTAAGGGCGGTGTCAGGAATATGGGCGACGGCGGTAACAGTTTGAAGGAAACCAAAAAGACGACCCTGCAAGAGTCGAAAGACGCTTTGTTGGGCTAAGAGAAATTAACCAAACAAGATATTTAGGAGATTTCAGCTATGGCTAATGTAGCAAGATACCTGAGAGGGTGGCAGTGCCCTATCGAAATTCCGGTTGAAAGCGCAACGGTTATCGAGAAGGGCGACTTCGTTTTATTGGACAGCAATTATGCTATCAATGCCGCGATCATGGCAGACCCTACGGGCGGTGCAACGGCGGTTCGTGAGGCTGCCGCTGATATTTTTGCCGGTATAGCCCTGACTGCTTCGGCAAGTGGAGAGACCGATCCGGTCCAGGTTGATATATCGACCATATCGGTTTACAGGCTGACACAGAAAACGGCGGCTGCCATTCATGTTGGCGACCAAGTAGAGATTTACGCCGCCACTACTGCGTGCGAAGACCAAACGGTCGTCGAGGGTTCAGACAGTCCGGTCGCTACGTGCGTCAAACAAAAGGGAGCTACCGGTACAGATGTCGAATGTGTGTTGGCTCCCAGGAAGATATTCCACACAGTGCAGAGTTAATGGCACAACAAAAACAATATTTGAAACAATGTAACAATTTTAGGAGTTAAGCAAATGAGTTTTCAAAATATGGGATTGAACGTAAGAAGGCTTATAGAGCATACCGGCAGTGCCGAAGGCGCGGGTGAGGCCATAAGAGATATTTTGTATGAGGACAAATCGCCTGAAGCCAAGCGGGTAATGACAGAGTTTTCGTTACGCGAATGTGCTGAGCAGTTACGTAATGAAGGCTTTGAGAATATACCATTGCGCGCGGGTCATCTTGCTGAGGCGGTCGATACGACGGCCTTTTCGGTCATTACCAGCGAACTGATCAGTAAGAAAGTGATGGACACTTACAATGACACACCGAAAATACTGGACCTGCTGACAACGCCATTCGACTCGAATCTGTTGGTTGATCGAATACCCGGTACTTATCTTACCGGCAGTCTGGACGAAGTGGCTGAGGGTATGCCGTACAACCAAGATGCTGACATCAAGGACAAATACGTACAGATTGACGGGGCTAAGCGTGGGAAAATCCTGAACATTACTGAGGAAGCAGTCCTGTTCGATCAGACCGGCACGATTATGTTACGGGCCGGAGGCCTGGGCCGTTTGGGTGCTATAGACCGTGACCGACGCGGCTTATATACCATTATGGATATATCGGTCGGTGGCACAAATTACTATTGTTGGTATCCGGCAAACAGCCGAACGGCTATCTGGGCTAACGCGGGCGGTGCCGGTCATGCCCATGAGTACGACAATCTTATTGTCGATGTTCTGGCAGACTATACTGACATCGATGCCGCCAACTTAATACTCGGCACGATGAAGGATGATAACGGAGACAACATTTCCGTTCCCGCAACTATATTGCTCGTACCGCGGGCATTGGAAGTAACGGCAAAGCGATTGATTCTTAATTCGTCTATGCCGGGCGGGGCCAACTCTAACGAGATCAACCCGTTCTATAATTCGGTACAGGTTGTACCATCTCCAATCATTGACGGTTGCGGTGACGCCAATGCGACAACTAACTGGTGGTGGGGTGACTTCAAATCTCAGTTTGTTGAAAAGCGCGTATATCCAATGCAGGTGTTACGTGACAGCAGCTTGATGTTCGACCAAGATATTGTCGCCCGCTTCAAGGTCCGCGAATACAGCCAGGTCGGTGCTGTTGATTATCGTTATGTAGTCAAGTCAACCGGAGCCGGAGCGTAATACACAATTAAAGATTAAATATATTAGGAGTACACGACATGGTTAAAAAATTGATATGCTTTCTTTTGTTGGCCGGTCTTGTTACCGCCGCATACGGGGCGATCACCACGCCTACCGATACCGTGCCGACGGCGGCGAGGGGTTGGATGTATTACGATCTATCCGAAGATGGCGTGAAGGTTTACAATAATAGCGACTGGATTCTTTTAGGCACATCCGGCTCAGCAGTTTCTGACAACACACTCGATATGTCTTATGATGAGGGTGGTGCCGGCGCAGGCGCTAAAATCAATGCCGATAGTGGCACAGTTGAAATTGAAGTTGCTGATGGTTCGGATAACACGGCATTGCTTCTCGATTGTGATGATAGCACCAATGATCCGACCGCACTATTGATTACTAATGCCGCTGATGCTGCTAACGCAATTAGTATTGATATTGACGCCCAAACAACGGGTAGAGATATTGAGGGGTCGGGTGCGACTTGGTATGTAACTGGCAGCGGTGCTATAACAGCGTCTGGTCTTACTTTGGGTCCTGCAGCTGCCTCGACGATTACAGTTGCCGCCGACGGGGCTGGTGATGACTTGACGTTATCAGTAACTGGCGCGCAGGATGCCAGTCTAAAACTAGCATCGGCAGGCACAGGGGCGGATGCTATGAGTTTGACTACCTCTGCTGGTGGCCTGGATATAACTGTAGGTGGTACGGCAGCAGCCGGTGAAGATTTAGATATAACCTCAGTTTCATCTATCAATATCAATTCCAGCGAGGCCGGTGTTGAGGATGCTGTTGTGATAGAGGCATCAGGTGCTGGTAGCGGTATCGATATTACATCTCTGCACGACATTGATATAACCACCACGGGCGCTGCAGGCGAGGACATTAGTCTTATCAATACGGGAGGCTCAATAAACCTTAGCGCCAGCGAAGCGGATGCCGCTGCTATAACCATTACTGCCAGTGCTAACGGCGGCGGGATAGACATTGCAGCGCAAAATGACATTGATATTGTAATGACCAATGGTGCGGCCGGTGAAGACATCCAGCTTAATAATACCGGCGGGTCAGTCAATATTATAGCTTCTGAGGCGGATGCTGCTGCTATTGCACTTAACGCGTCTGATGCTGCGGGCGGAATCACCGTTGATTATGGTACAGGCAACATGGTTGTAACCGGTACGGGTGCAAGTGCCGATTTCACACTTGACGCTGATTTGATTAGCATTGATGGCACAGGGACAAGCAATATCACGTTTACCAATGACGCAAATGAAGATGTAACAATATCAACTGCCGGGGCTGCCGACCATAGTTTAATTCTTCAAGCCACTGGGACGGCCGGTGATGCACTTCAAATCATAACAACCGCCGGTGGTATCGATATTACTAACGGCGGCGCTGCGGGCGGCGAAGATATTGACATTGACGCTGTGCTTGCCTCATTTAACGTTAATGCCGACGAGGACGTTGCCGACGCTGTTACTATTGCAGCTTCTACCGGTGGGATTGATATTACCGCTGACGGTGCGGCAGGCAAGGATTTGGACCTTGTATGTACAAACGGGTCAACAAACATCTCCGGCGGTGAGGCAATCGCTAACGCTGTAACCATTGCAGCCGGTGCCGGTGGTGTTGATATTAGCTCGGCGGCTACTTTCGATATTGACATTACCGCAACGGGCGGCAAGATTTTAGCCAACGCAACTGAGGATGCAGCCGGGGCAATTTCGCTTATCGTAAATGGCGGAACATCTGAAACGATAGTTTTGACCAATACTCAGGGCACTGGCGAAGACGCATTTGATATTGACGCTACGGCCGGCGGCATTGATATTGATGCCGCGGCTGCTAAGAACATAAATATAGCCGGTGGGCAAATTGCTTTAGTGTCGAAAGATGATGCCGCTTCGGCCATATCGCTTACAGCTAATGTCGGAACGAGCGAGACCATTGTAGTCACTAATACGAAGGGTACGGACGCGGCGGCGATAGCATTAACGGCTACGGCCGGTGGTATAACACTTAATACTGCCACGGCAGGTATCACTTGCTCAGGTGATGTATTAAAGGGTTATTCAAAATCTGTAACCGATGATACGGATAACGCACTCTTAACGAGTGCGCAGAGTGGCGGGGTGTTTACCAACAACGGCGATACTAACAACCAGATTTATACCCTACCAACAGCGGCAACTGGTTTATTTTATACTTTTGCCGATGTTGAAGTGGCGGCTGGAGCTGATTTGTATATCAAGGCTAGTGCGGCAGATACTATCGCAGGCGGCGCCGCCGCTGCATATTATGCGTGCAAGACCGATGCTGTATCTCAATCAGTAACTATAGTTGCAGTTAACGATACGGAGTGGGTTGTCGTTGCCGAAGTTGGTACCTGGGTTGCTGACGATGCTCCCGATTGATTGTTCTTTGCTTTTTTTAGTTAGGGATGGGGGACAGGTTAAAACTGTCCCCTTGGGATAATTATGTCAGATTTAACGCTGGAAAATGTTGAGAATAAAATAGCGGCGATTATAGAAGACCCACAGGGTAACTATAACGTTGGCGGCACAAACTTTACATGGTCAAGATATTATGAGTTCTTGCTTAAATTACGTAACGAATTGATCAAAAGTCAGAGTGCGGAAATAAGCACAATGTCGTTCGATGTCGATGTGAATGAGTTCGGCGAGGATAACAGTCAGGTCGAATCGTAATGAATATCAAACTGGAAATGGGTCCGAATTTTGAGTTATTGCAGGAAGGACTCAAGAAAGCACCACAGCAGACTATCTCCGCTATCGGCGAGGGTATGGGTGTTGCAACTAAAGATGTTGCCAATGCTGTAGCCAGAGAGATAGTCAGCGGCGCATCGGGCCTGCATTCCCGAAGCGGCGCTTTAGCAAATGCCATTACCAATTACCCCGATACATTTACTAATTTAACATGGTATAT